TTTGGATGCGTAACCAGAATGGATTTGCTGGATTCATGGTTCAGTTTGCTGCTGGATTTTCGATGGTGTTCATAGTGAAGGCAATCTTTAAGGTTGTTTCTTCACTCGTTTCAGGGATGGTCAACGCTGTATCAACAGTGGTGACCACAGTGCTTGAGTTTCTTGGTGTTAAGCCTAAACAGGCTAAGATTGAGATGCAATCTAACATCAAGGAGCAGCCAGTGAAGCAGAAGACTCAGTTTATCGACATGCCCACGTTCAATTACACGGGCAAGTTGGATATGCAGGTGGGCGTGCCCCCAGATGAGGCCGTTCATGATCACGTATACCAGGGCACTGTCAAGTGCTACACCAAGGATTGCCCTGTAGGACAGTTCATTGGCCTGGGTTCAGATGTGTATATGTATCCCAAGCATTTCAGGCAGGCGTTGAAGACTTTGGATAAGGACGAGGTCCTTTACTTCAAGTCAGCGCGGCATGGATTGCTTGCGAAGATATCCGTTGAATGTTTCCTTTCGCGTCCACATGTTGAGATGGACGGCTATGATATTGCTGCAGTTTCGTTTGGCGGCGTCTTTTTGAAAGCCACTCGGAACATTGTGAAGTACTTCTTGACCCAACATGAGATCAAGAGTATTTTACGTGGAGCAAATACAGCCGTTCGCCTTGATGTGGCGTCATTGTCACGCGACAATGAGTTGAAGCGTGTTATTCACATGTCACCGACATGTGCATATCAGGCTACAGGATGTGATGAGAGAGCAGGAACCCAGATCAAGGGATTGGTCAGGTACACAGCACCAACAGTAGTTGGTGATTGTGGAGCCCCATTGACACTGGCTGAGAGCAGGCATTTCGGTGGTCGTTGTATCATCGGAATGCACAGCGCTGGTAGAGATAACATTCACGGACGTGAAGGTTTCTCTACCATTGTGTCCCAGGAAGTTGCCAGGGAGTTGTACACACAGCTCAACACTTTCTGTGACGTAGGAGCGACAGTTCTTGATGAAGAGTATCCTTTGCCCACTGGTCAAAAGCTTGTCGAGTTACAGACAGCTTTGGATCAGCGTGGCATTACTCAGGGTTCGTTTGAGTTGGTGGGTGTTTTACCAAAACCGGTGAACATGCCAACTAAAACGAGCCTTAAGCCATCTCAGATGCAGAAGGACCAAGTGTTTGGCCCTGCTCCATCTGCTCCTGCGGTTTTACGACCAAAGGAAGTGGATGGTGTTTGGGTTGAACCCATGGCCAAGGGATTGGCTGCATACCAGACTGATTTGGTGTGCAAGTCACCTGAGGACATGGAACCCATAGTCAATTTGGCTATGCAGAAGCATTGGGAGGCAACTGAGAATCATCCACGTTGCTTGCTTTCTTTTGAGGAGGCTATCGTTCCTCCAGTACAATGGAAGATGAAGCCTATCAACAGGAAGACAGCAGCAGGATACAAGTATGCCTCGTTTGTTACGCCTCAGTTACCAGGGAAAACGGCGTTCCTCGGACATGAGGGCGACGTTGACTTTAGTGAAGCCAATGTGAATTTGGCTGTGGTAAGACGTGATGTAGATGCCATCATTGCACATGCAAAGATGGGAGAGCGTCTGTTGCATTTGTGCACAGACTTTCTCAAGGATGAACTCCGTCCTTTACACAAGGTTGAGAGTGTTTCGACGCGCGTCATTTCAGGCGCGCCGCTTGATTACACTATTGCAGTCAGGATGTACTTTGGTGCATTCATGGCTGCGATGTTTGACACTTATGTGAAGAACGGTATGGCACCTGGGATTAATCATTACAAAGAGTGGTTTATGATCGCACAAGCTTTGGCTAGTGCGGGAAAGGCCACCTTTGATGGTGATTATTCCAGGTTTGACTCGAGTGAGATGCCATGGATCCACATCCCATTGTTGAATTATATCAATCGTTGGTATAAGCACAACAACCCGGATTGGAGGCCATGGCACGACACCGTGAGGTATGTGTTGTGGATGGAGTTGGTTCATTCGCGACATATCACCGGTATGGGCAATTCCCTGTGCTACATTGTGCAATGGAATAAGTCTTTACCAAGTGGTCACCCCTTGACCACAGTTGTGAATTCCATGTATTCCCTGGTGACCTTGACAGGTTGTTATGTTAAGGTCACTGGGGACATGATTCACATGTGGAAGAGGGTGTGTTTTGTCACTTTTGGTGATGACAATGTCAATTCCGTTGATGATGAGCTCAAGGATGAGTTCAACCAGGTGTCCGTCGCGAAGTATATGACTGAGTTATTTGACTTAACATATACTGCCGGCGACAAGAGTGGTGAGTTTGTTCCATACAAGACCCTTGAGGAAGTTACTTTCCTCAAGAGGTCTTTTGTCAGTGATGATGATGAGGGAGGTCTCATTTCAAGCAATGTCAATCTTGGATGGGTTGCACCCTTGGCCAAAGAGAGCTTTTTGTTTGAGCCCTATTGGTACAAGAACAATCGTGACCCAACAGGTGATTTGATCACCAGGATTGAGCACTGCTTGTGCGAGATGTCCCTTCACCCACAAGAGATGTGGGACGAGTATGTGCCACCCATGCTTGAATGGTGCACCAGAAATGGTGTTAAGGTGGCCCACACCTCACGGATGGCCGTGAGACAGTTTGTCAAAACCAGATTTGATGTCTGGTTTTAAGCCAATGCACATATGAGAGATTCCCGGCAGAGGTTGAAGACCGTCTACTACTCGGACGTTAAACGAGAGGAGGAATTCCTTTGGTGTATGCTTGAGCTGCTGCACCAGTGAATTTAGCTTTTTAAAGATACTAGTGAAGTTATGGATTCTGTTGCTATTCAAGAAGAATGCAACCCGATCGAGGGTATTGCCAAAACAGTGCAGCCCGAGAGACATGGAGAAGCGATGTTTGCAACTGAAGCAAACATTTGTGCAGAGGCACCCGGGTCTACCAGCTATTACGGCTTGGCCCAGGATGTCAGTGATGATTCCTTGCGCAACGTGTTGGCGAGACCAGTCTTGCTGGCTACCGGTGGCTTAACAGCTGTACCGGGTACGGTAGTTGAAAGTGCTTTTACGAGCGCTACATCTTTCCGTACCGCCTTTACTCCATCCCAATGGGATAGGATGTTGGGGTATGCCGGCATACGCTTTAGTCTGCGTATAAAATGCGTTGTTGCAAAGACAGCTTTCCATCAAGGTATTCTTAGTTTAGTTTTTCAGTACGGTGTAGGTGATGATAACAGATTTAGGGGGAACTTTTTCCCTTTATCTGTTCATTTGCCCAATGTAAGGATGAATTTGGCTGAGGAGACCATGATGGAGCTTGTTGTCCCGTTTGTGTTCTGTGAAGAGTATTTGAGAATAAATACTGTTTTAGGAGTAGATTTGCAAGAGTATGGGAGTTACGCTTTAGTGAATTTAAGTGGATGTGATGTAGCTGCGGGCCAAACAGCCCCCCGTTATTCCATATATTTATCTATGGAAGACGTGGAGTTTATTGGCGCACAGCCTTTTAGCACAATCACTTTTAATACACAAGCGGGGATCCCAACTAATGTACATAGGACAGCTCGTAGTGATTCTCACGCGCACAAACCCGGGTCACAAGTGAAAGAAGCGGAAGCAAAAGGTTTGCTTAGCGACACTATAGGTGTCGTGGCAGACGTTGCTGGAGCTACTTCACGTGTCCCTGGTTTGGGCGCTGTTGGAGGTGCAACTGAGTGGTTTTTGCGTGGTGTTGCGGGTGCGGCTGAGGCTTTTGGATTTAGCAAACCAATTGATCAGACACACCCTTCGCGCCATGTGCGAACTAGTTATGCTGGAGAGGGCCAAGTTGATATGCCTACAATAGGCTACAGTTTAGGTGCTTTCCAGTCAAATAAGTTAGCAGTAGATGGTTCCACAGGTTGTACAGATTTAGATGAGATGGCGTTTGATTATGTGTTGACGAAATATTCTTACATTTATCGTGGAAATTTCACCAGCACACAATCGACAGGAGATACGATATATGCAGCGCCTGTGACACCTTCAGCCTTTTATTATCGCGATCGCGATTTATCGGTTGTTGGCGCCACAGGCAATCAAGCTCTACGTACAGGGAGTACAGCTTCTGAGAACGCGATTTTGCCAAGTACTTTGTGCTACGTTGGAAATAATTTCCGTTTGTGGCGTGGTAATTTGAAATTCCGCATCACATTTGCGTGCACTAAGTTACATGGAGGTCGTGTTTCTTTTAACTTTATTCCTTATAGGCAGAGCTTTGCTGCTGCGTCTCCAATCTCAAACACACGAGTTGTACCGCAGACAAGTGCAGTCGGTCCTACTTTGACAGGATATAGTACTGTATTTGATTTGCAGGATTCTAGTGTGTTTGAGTTTGAAGTGCCGTTTATATATCCGGCGCCATATTGCCCAGTCCTTGAGGGTTGGATTGGTGATGTTAGTATGCAAGTTATAAACCCTCTGTCAGTGTTGAATTCCGTTCCGACCACAGTTAGATTTATGGTGGAAGTGTGTGCTTGCCCCGGTTTTGAATTTGCCGGGCCCAAGCCGAGTTTGATGTCTCCGGTTCCCCCTACGGGAGCCGTAGCTGTTTCATTCCAGTCTGGGTTATCTGAACTGGCAGTACGGAACGACACCTCACAGCAATGTATTGGTGAGGTGTTTAAGTCCGTGAAGTCAGTGATGATGCTCCCAGATTATGTTACTACAGATGTAGGGAACAACACAATTCTCAAGTGGACTTTGGACCCATGGTTTAAGACCAATGCGCC